TTATCCTTAACTAGGCATAGAACTTCTGCTTCATCTGGGTGTAGGTTCTCCAACAATCCAATAAAGATTTCTTCTCTCTTGGATTGCTTCATGCTGTCTGCACCACCCTTAACAAAATAGAAAAGTTTTTTTCCTTCATTCTGCAAAAGGATATGATCAGTTCCTTCTGGTGCGGGATTCTGTTTGAAGGGAACTTCCCCTTCTGGTAACATTGATTTTACGGTTTCATCGAAGTTCCAAATAAACAAACTACGAAGAGTTTGCGTATTGTATTTCAAAAGAAGTTCTGTTTTTTCTGCTTTTGTCTTTGCGTTATTTACTTTGCGTAGAATTTCAGAAATTAATGGTTGATAAGTATCTTGTTTTGCCATATTAATTCACCTCAAAATGTGGTTGTGTGTTACGAAATACATATTCTTCCATCAACTTAGTGAGTTGATGTTGTTGAAAGTATTCTAATGGAACTTTCCTTTCGTTGCTATTTAGTGATTTGTAATAAGATACAATCTCCGTGGCAAGATTCTCAGGGATACATGAGAGATCGATTAGTTTTCGATTGCGCTCATAGTTTTCAACAGCTTGTTGGTCTAAACAGAATACAGATGGGTCTTGGTTCACCCACTTTTCTAAGTTTTTCTTACTTATAGGTTTCTGTCTCTTGCCTACCACAAATGTATCAGCATCAGATAGGAAGTTAGGTATGCCATCTGACTTATCTCCTTTAATGATATGTTCTCTGGCATATGCTTTGGGGTCTGCATGTTTAATCTCTTTCTTTAGAATAGGATTATATTGCTTTACAAAAGGATACTTCTGTAGTTGAATAAAATCCTTGTCGCCCGAAAGAATCAATACCTCTTCAGCATCTTTATCTTCCTTTTGAAGTTTAATATTGCGATACGCTTGATAGGTAGTGAGGGTGCTGATAACATCATCTGCTTCAGCACCATACACTTCAACCACTTTATAGGGAAAGAAGGTTTTAATCTCGTCACGTATTTTATTCAAAACCTCAAAGATAGCATTCCAATCTAGATCGGATGCCTCACGGTCTTTCTTTCTATTCTGTTTGTAATAAGGAAATGCTTCCTTTCGCCAGTAGTGCTTACTGTCATATGCAAGAACAACCTCACCATACTTAGGAGAGTATTGTTTTTCAAATGCACGAAGGGCAGTAAGCACCATATGACGAACAAGATTTTCATTTAAAGCATCGCCCTTCAGTTGCATCATCAGATTACTAATCATAATCTGATTCATATCAATAAGAATCATTTAGTCCTCGTCATAATCTTCAAAATCTTCAGTGTTTTCAAAGCGAACCGCTACAATCTCATCAGGAATCAGTTGACCATTTTCATCAAACATTTCAGGATGCATTGGTTGAATCCTGTTTTTGTTTAAGAATGCATAGATGATATCGTTGCCGAACCACCCAACAATAAATCCAATGGCGAATGAACCGATGATGCCTACCCCGCTGAAGAACAGGATGTATGGTGTTGCTGACTCCATCTTACTACTCCTTACTTGGTTTGTCAACCGCCCAGGAGAACTCCAGATTGAAATGGAATGTTCTGCGTAGGAGGTTGAATGTTTTACTCAGTATTAATCCATGTTTAGGTTTGACTTTATCAACCCTCCTACGCAACATGAATTCTATACCTTTATTTATTTGCAGTTGCCTTAGGTTTTCTCCCTCTTCGTTTTGATTTCTCATACTTTTTTGCATCCTCCATAATTTGATTTAGATAATCTCTGACTCTGCGAGCACGAGGTTTACCCATCCAACTATATGCTTCTCTAAAGAAAGCAGCCTTTTCTCCACCTTCTATGTAAACATCTATCTCTTCTATTTGATGTACAATTGCTACACCCAAATTAGAATTAATAAAAGAAGTAATCTGTTCTTTTTTAAAATTTTCTGCTTGAAGATATTCTAAAAAATTTAAATTATATTTTTCTTGCATAAAAGCAACATCAATTGCTCCGTTCACAATTTCAAAAATCTCTTCAAGGGTTGCCATCATTACTCCTTTTTAGAACTTACTAATCCTTTTTCTACAAATAATTTTGCTGTTTCCATAAGAAACCCAACTGGTTCACCATCAATAACAACATATGGAAAAGCAGAAATTGATGGATAATGTTGTTTAAATTCTTCCAAAGAAATATCTGTACCAACTTTTTTTTCTTGATAATCTACTTTTGCTCTCTCAAATAATTGTTTTAATATATCACAAGAAGAACAACCAGTTAAAGTATATGCAACAATTTCCATTAGATACCTCTATAATACACACTAATGCTTGGATTCATGCATTCTAACACTTGAACCATGTATTGACAAGCCCTGTCTGGCATGGTGTGATCACCACAAGTAAAGATATCTACAGCAGCATATCTTTTCTCTGGCCAAGTATGAATACTAATATGACTTTCGGATAGCAAACAAACAGCAGTGATTCCCTGTGGCGTGAACTCATACTTAACTTCTTCCAACAAGGTTGCGTTAGCATGTTCTACTGCTTGCCTAAGGGAAGTGCTAATGAATGCCGAATCATTTAAAAGGTCTGCATTACACTCACACAACTCGGCAATGTGATGCACACCAAGCACTTCATCTACCATCAATGTATCTCCAATGTCGTTGAATATTTATAGCAATAAAAAAGGGGGGATTGCTCCCCCCAGTTTATCAGTTGTAACTGAAGTGTCAACCAATAGCAGGTGCTGTGAGAGCAACAGGAGTTGAGTCAGCAGCAGCAAGGTCAAGAGGGAAGTTGTGAGCGTTACGTTCATGCATCACTTCCATACCAAGACCAGCACGGTTCAGAACATCAGCCCAAGTAGGGATAACACGGTTCTGACTATCAATCAGTGACTGGTTGAAGTTGAATCCGTTGAGGTTGAATGCCATGGTGCTAACACCAAGAGCAGTAAACCAGATGCCTACAACAGGCCAAGCAGCAAGGAAGAAGTGCAGCGAACGTGAGTTATTAAACGATGCGTATTGGAAAATCAAACGACCGAAGTAACCATGAGCAGCTACGATGTTGTATGTTTCTTCTTCTTGTCCGAACTTATATCCGTAGTTCTGGGATTCGTTCTCTGTGGTTTCACGAACGAGGGAACTTGTGACCAGAGATCCATGCATAGCAGAGAAAAGAGAACCGCCAAATACACCAGCCACCCCAAGCATATGGAAGGGGTGCATGAGGATATTATGTTCCGCCTGAAAAACAAGCATGTAGTTAAATGTTCCACTAATGCCGAGCGGCATAGCATCAGAGAAGGAACCTTGCCCAAAGGGATAGACGAGGAAAACTGCAGAAGCAGCAGCAACGGGTGCGCTGTAGGCAACACAAATCCAAGGACGCATACCCAATCGGTAAGAGAGTTCCCATTCACGACCCATGTAGGCATAGATACCAATCAGAAAGTGGAAGACGACCAGTTGAAATGGTCCACCATTATATAGCCATTCATCAAGTGAAGCGGCTTCCCAGATAGGATAGAAGTGAAGACCGATAGCGTTGCTAGAAGGAACAACAGCACCAGAGATGATGTTGTTTCCGTACATTAAAGAACCAGCAACAGGTTCACGGATGCCGTCGATGTCAACGGGAGGTGCAGCAATAAAAGCAACAATGAAACAGATAGTAGCAGCAAGCAGGGTAGGAATCATAAGAGTTCCAAACCACCCAACATACAAACGATTGTTGGTAGAGGTAACCCACTCACAGAACTGTTCCCATGTATTGCTTCCACGCTGTTGGGCGATAGTAGCAGTCATTGAAAATACTCCGAGTAGTGATTTAAGTATTGTTAAGAAATGTTTTCATTCCTTAACATTTATTTATAGTAGCACGGTTCCCCGCACCTGTCAAGCCCCTGCCGCCACCATTTATAAATAAGATAAATAGAACTCATTTTCCCTACGGGCGTCGTGTAATGGCAAATCGCTTTCCGTTAATAGTTAATCAGACATCAAAAAAGATTGAAGAACTGGTGTCTGGTGATAATATAGATTTAACAGGCAATGGCATAGTAGCAAATGCATCTGCTGGTACTGGAACTTCTGGCCAATATCTCAAATCAACTGGTACTGGTATTACTTGGGATAGTCCTGGTGATGTATATTTAACCGCCACACAGACGTTGACAAATAAGACGATTCAATCGTCTATTATTTCTGGCACAACCAACACATTTACTAACATACCAAACACTGCTTTAGTAAACTCTTCAATCACGGTTAACGGAACGGCGATTGCATTGGGCGGAACGGTAACTACACCAGATAATAACACGACATATGCTATTTCGGCACAAGATGGTGCTGCTGGTAAAAAGATTATTCGTTTAACATCAGGAGGAAACTCTGGTGCTGGTGTTGATGATGATGTAACTTTGGTTGCTGGAAGTAATGTAACACTATCTCGTATTGGTGATGAGATTACAATCAACTCTAGTTATGTTGATACAAATACTGTCACAAGATTAGCAGCAAGTGGAGGAACTCTTGTTTCTGGTGATGTAACCATTGCTGCTTCTGGTGCTGCTTCAGTATCTCAAGTTGGGCAAACAATCACAGTATCTGCTGTTGATACAAATACAGTAACAAGATTGAGAGGAACTGCTGCTGGAACATATACATCTGGTGACCTACAACTTCTTGCTTCTGGTGCTACCTCTGTTACTCAAAGTGGTTCTGACTTTACTATTTCATCTACCGACACCGTAACAAGATTAAGAGGAACTGGTGGCACACTAACATCTGGTGATATCACAATCGCTGCTGGTGGTTCCTCCACTGTAGCCCAAGTTGGAAGCACGATCACAATCAGTTCCACCTATGTAGATACTATTACCAGATTAAGAGGAACAACTGGTGGTACATATACTTCTGGTGATTTAACAATCGCAGCAAGTGGAGCAACATCAGTATCACAAGTTGGCAGCACTATTACTATTAGTTCTACTGATACCAATACCACATACACTGCAGGTAATGCTCTCACATTAACTGGCACTGTATTTTCATTAAAGAATAATGCCAACTTAACAAACTCTACACTAGTTAAGTGGGATAGTGGCAATACTCAGTTAGTCAATAGCATCATCACAGACGATGGAACAACTGTAACAATTGGTGGTAACTTAACTGTTACTGGTGCAACAACAACTCTGACTAGCCAAACTCTTATTATCGCAGACGCCCAAATCGAACTCAGAAAAGGAAACAGTTTAATTGGTGCTGATGGTGGCGTTCAAATCAACAGAACAACAAACTCAACTGGTGGTGTTCTAACATATTCAGTTCTTCAGTGGTATGAAACTGGAGCATACTGGAGAGTTTATGATGGTTCAATTGCTAACAGATTAGTAACAGAAGGTGAAACACAAACTCTCACAAACAAAACTCTCACTTCTCCAACACTCACAACACCAACTCTTGGAGTTGCCACAGCTACTACAATCAATGGTTTAACAATCTCTCAAGTTGTTTCTGGTACACTGACGATTGCCAACAACAAAACATTTACATGTAACAATACTCTAACCTTCAGTGGAACTGATGCTTCTACTGTTGGTTTTGGAACAGGTGGAACTGTTGCCTATACATCAAATAACCTCAGCGTATTTGCGGCAACATCTTCAGCACAACTTCGTGGTGTTCTTAGTGACGAAACTGGTAGTGGTGTTGCTGTATTTGATACCTCACCAACATTTACTACTAGTGTTCTTACTGGTTCAACTACATTTGCTTTATTCAACACAACTGCAACAACTATCAATGCTTTCGGCGCTGCTACTGCCATTAACATGGGAGCAACGACAGGAACAACTGCGATCAACAATGCTTTAAATGCCAAGAAAGCTGTGACATTAGGTGCTGTTGTTGGTGACGTAATCACCATCAATGGCACTGCTGATTTTGCAAATGCCGACTTTACTATTAGAGGTGGATCAACAAACCCAATCGCAATCGGTAGAGGTGGAAACGCTATTGCTTCAAACACTCGTGTTGGTTACAATGCTCTCAATGCCAATACATCTGGTAGCCAGAATACAGCGTTTGGTTATGAAGCAGCACTCACAATCAACTCTGGTGCTGGTGTAGTTGCGATTGGTTATCAGGCACTGAAGAATGCTGGTATCGGTCAGTATAACGTTGCGATTGGTAGACAAGCAGCACAATCAACTCTCGGTGCAAACAACAACGTTGCTATTGGCGCCAATGCTTTAGATTCAAACACCATTGGTAATAACAACGTTTGTATCGGTTACTATGCTGGTGCTGGTGCTACTGGTAATGGCAACGTATTAATCGGTCCTGCTCCAAACGCAAACAATACTAACGTAACTCATACACCACCTTCACCATCAGGTGATAACCAGTTAATCATTGGTTCTGGCACAAGTTCTTGGATTCGTGGTGATAGTAACTTCGACGTTACCTTCCCACAAAATGCTAACGTTGGTTCAAACCTAACAGTTAGTGGAAACCTAACTGTTAACGGAACAACAGTAACTCTGAACTCTCAGACACTCAGTATTGACGATAAAGAGATTTCTCTTGCTGATGTTACCACACAAACATTTACTGCAACGATTGTAAGTGGTAGTGCAAACATTTCTGCTATTACTCCTACCACTGGATTGATCCCAGGTCAGGTTGTCAGTATCTCTACTGCTGGTCTAAGCGTTCCTGCAGGCACAACGATTGTTTCGATTACAAACAACACT